GGGCGCAGAAGCGCGACGGCGGCAGCTTTCCGCAAAACATCTCAGATCGTAAGGGCCCCTTGACCTGGGCCGCCCCTCACACCCCGGAGTGACCATGGCCCCCGCCAACATCCACCCGACGCTCTCGCAGCTCACCGTGCCCATCGCCGGCCTGCAGCACTACGGGAAGAACCCGCGCAAGGGTGACGTCGCCGCGATCGCGCACAGCCTCGAGGTCAACGGCCAGTACAAGCCGATCGTCGTCCGCACCGGGACCATGGAAGTGCTCGCGGGCAACCACACGCTCAAGGCTGCCCGCGAGCTCGGCTGGGAACAGATCGCCGCGACGTTCGTCGATGTGGACGACGACCGCGCCGCGCGGATCGTGCTCGTCGACAACCGCACCAACGACCTCGCCACCTACGACGACGGCGAGCTGCAGGCGCTCCTCGCATCCCTGCCCGACGTCGACGGCACCGGCTTCTCCCAGGACGACCTCGACGCCATGGTCCACGGCGCCGAGCAGGAGCCCGCGGAGGCGCCGGACAGCGCCGACGAGCTCCCCGTCAAGGCCGCCCCGATCGCCCAGGCGGGCGACATCTTCCAGCTCGGCGAACACCGGGTGATCTGCGGCGACTCCACCGACCCGAAGGTCCTGGCCGCGCTCCTCGGCGACGAGCGGCCCGACATGATGTGGACCGATCCGCCCTACGGCGTGGAGTACACCGGCAAGACCGGGGACGCCCTGACGATCGAGAACGACGGCGCCGACGATCTCGAGCAGCTGCTCGATCGCGCATTCGCGGCGTGCGTTTCGGTACTGAGGGGGGGCGCTCCCGTCTACGTGGCGCACTCCGACACCCGGCGAGTCACCTTCGAGGCGGCCATGCGTAAGGCCGGCTACCTCGTGCGGCAGAACCTCGTCTGGGTGAAGAACACCATGGTGCTCGGGCACAGCGACTACCAGTACCAGCACGAGCCCATCCTTGAAGCCACCGCGCCCGAAATGGAGCCCGGAGACGGGAAGACGCACGACCCGATCCTCTATGGATTCGCCCCGGGCGGGGAAGGCCGCCTCGGGCGCGGTGGGCCCCGATGGTACGGGCCGAACAACAGCACGACCGTGTTCGAGGTCCCGAAGCCGCCGGCCAACAGGGAACACCCGACCATGAAGCCGGTCAAGCTGATCCTCGCCATGATGGCAAACAGCATCCGGCCTGGCCGAATCGTCCTCGACCCGTTTGGCGGCAGCGGCTCCACTCTGATCGCAGCGCACTACCACGGCGCGCACGCCCGCCTCGTGGAACTCGATCCGCGCTACGTGGACGTGATCTGCGCCCGGTACCAGAAGGAGACGGGCGAATTTCCGAGGCGCAACGGGAAGGCCGTGGACTTCCACCAGGAGGTGACCTGATGGCCGCCGCAGCGAACGCGGGTCGAAAGGCCACACCCCCGGCCCTTCGCATCATCGACGGCCGGGGGACGCGGAAGGACGGGCGGCCCACGGATTCCGGCGGCCGGCCGGTCGACGAGGGCCCGAAGTTCACCCGGCATGCCCCGCCGAAACCGGCCGAGCTGTCGGAGGACGCCTCCTGGCTGTGGGACCGGATCGTCGAGCAGATGGAGACCGTGGGCCTCCTCAAGCCGATCGACGGCCCCGCCCTCGAGGTCGTCTGCGAGACATTCGCCCGGTGGCGGGAGGCCGTCCGGTTCCGCCGCGAGCGGGCCATCCTCGGCAAGAACAGCCAGGGCGTCGTGGCGGCCCCCTGGGTCGGAATCGAAGAACGTGCCAGTAAGGACTTCCGCGCATGGTGCGCTGAGTTCGGAATCACCCCCGCCGCCGAGAAGAACCTCGTGAGCGGAGATGACCAGAATGGCGGAGACGACAACCCCTTCTAGCGGGGAGGCCTTCGGTCTGCCGTCAGCCACCGTGCTGCGGCGGCTGAAGATCAGCCGCGAGGTCGCTTGGTACATGGTGACCCGCGGCTTCGAATTCCCGAAGCACCCGCCACTGCACAAGACCCCGGAGCCGTCGGCGGTCAAGGGCGCCATGTTCGACCCCGAACGGGTTGACGCGGTCATCCGGGCCTTCAAGAACCTCCGACACACCCAGGGAAAGTGGGCAGGCCAGCCGCTCATGCCGGACGGCTGGCAGGTCGCCTACATCATCGCCCCGGTGTTCGGCTGGGTCGCGAAAAACGACGCCGGCGATTGGGTACGGGTGATCCGCACCCTCTACGTCGACGTGCCCCGCAAGAACGGAAAGAGCACCCTCGCGGGCGGCCTCGCCGTCTACCTGACCGGCGCAGACGGCGAGCCCGGCGCGCAGGTCGTCGCCGCGGCCTCCACGAAGGACCAGGCCGGCTTCGTGTTCGCGCCGATCAAGAAACTCGTGGAGTCCTCGCCAGCCCTGAAGGGCCGCTTCCTCCCGCGCACCGGCAAGATCCTGCACCCGCGCTCGGGCAGCTACTTCTCGGTGATCTCATCCGCGGCCGACGCGCAGCACGGCGCGAACCTGCACGGCGCGATCATCGACGAGCTGCACATCCACAAGACCGCGGACCTCGTCGAGACCTTGGAGACCGGCACCGGCTCACGCGAGCAGCCGCTCGTCGTGATGATCACGACGGCGGACTCGGGAAAGCCGAACACGATCTACGCCCGCAAGCGGAAGTACGTCGAGCAGCTGACCCGCGGCGTGTTCAAGGACCCGTCGACCTACGGTGTGGTGTTCGCACTCGCGCAGACCGCGGACCCGCTGGAGCCGAGGAACTGGCCGAAGGCCAATCCGGGCTATCCGATCAGCCCGACGAAGGCCTACCTCCAGGCGGCCGCCCGGAAGGCCCGGAACTCGCCGGCCGAACTGGCCGCCTTCAAGCGACTCCACGTCGGGCAGAGGACGAAGCAGAACACCGCGTACATCGACCTCGCGGCCTGGGACCGAAACGCCGGAACGGTCATCGACGAGCGCGAGCTCGTGGACATGGCGTGCTTCGGCGGCCTCGACCTCGGCTCGGTGAGCGACCTCACCGCGCTGGCATGGGTCTTCCCGATCCCGGACGAGGACCGGTGCAAGGTGATTTTCCGGTTCTGGACACCGGAGGACAACCTCGACTACCTGGACGAGCGCACCTCGGGCGCCGCGTCGCAGTGGGTGAAAGACGGCTGGCTCACCACCACGCCGGGCAACGTCACCGACTACGAGTGGATCAAAGCCCAGGTCCTCAAGGACCGGGAGCGCTTCAACGTCTGGACCATCGGCTTCGACCGCTGGAACGCCACCCAGATCGTGAACGACCTCATGGAGGAAGGCCTCGATATGGTCAAGGTCGGCCAGGGGTACATGACCATGAACCCCGCCATGAAGGAGCTGCAGCGACTCACCCTCCTGGGGAAGCGCGGACGCCCGGTCATCCACCACGGCGGCAACCCCGTCATGCGGTGGATGGTCGACAACCTCGCCGTCGCCATGGACCCCGCCGGGAACGTCAAGCCCGACAAGGCCACCTCCGGAGACAAGATCGACGGCGTGTCCGCGCTGGCCAACGCGATCAGCGAACTCATCAACAACGAGCGCGTCACTTCCGCCGACGACGGCACCCTCCTGACCGCCTGACCCCGAAAGGACCCCGCCATGTGGATCAAGCCCGGCTCGCGCGTGTTCGTCACCCTCACCGACGGCACCACCCTGCAGGGCCGCACCCGCTTCCGCTGGGCGTGGTGGCTCGGCCTCAAGCTCGCCGAGGTGACCGTCTTTGAACGGACCGCCCCGACCGAAGCTGAGGGAACGTTCGTCATCCCGCAGCGCAGCATCGTTTACGCGGGTACCCGCGGCAGACGACCAGCGGCGCCACCATCGCGGCCGTAGACCCCGGGGTGCCCCTGGCGAACTATTCGCCGGTGCCGACCGACCCGATGCACCTCTGGAAAACCCAACCATCACTCCGGAAGGTTGTAGGGTTCGCGGCCCGACAGATCGGGTCCGTGCCGTGGCAGGCGTTCCAGCGCATCGACGACAACGACCGCCGCCGCGTCAGCGACAGCACGGCCGAGACGGTGTTCGAACGGCCAAGCCGGTTCCGCACCGGGTACAACCTCTTCGAGACCCTGGCTATCGACGCCATGATCTACGACCTGTTCTGCGCGGTCCTCATCGACGGCGAGCTGGTCAGGATTCCGCCGAAGCGGATCGCGATCGCCTCGGACTGGCTCGGCAGGGCCACGAAGATCACGCTCCTCACCCCAGCAGACATGGACGACATCGACATCACTGATGCGCCCATGATGATCAGCTGGGGCTGGAGCGCGTCCAGCGCCGGCGGAGTGTCCCCGATGTACACCCTGTCCCAGATCCTCGCCGAGGCTCGCCAGGCCGTGGAGTGGCGTAACCAGCTCTGGTCCCGCAGCCCCAAGTTCAACGGCATCCTGAAGCACCCCGGGAGCTTCCGCGACCCGCAGAAGCGTGAACGCTTCACCCAGTCGTGGCGGCAGTGGCGCGACTCGGAGGCCGGCGGCACCCCGATCCTCGAGGACGGGATGGAATACGAGGTCCTCGACAGCTTCACCCCACGTGACGCCAAGGACATCGAGGGCCGCATCCTGACCGACGCCGAGGTGGCGTCGGCGTTCCACATCCCGCCGGAGCTAGTAGGAGCGCGGCCCGGGAACTTCTCGAACATCGCCGCGTTTCGACAGATGCTCTTCGGCCCGACACTCGGCCCGCTGTTCCAGGCAATGCAGCAGGCCGCGAACACCGGCCTGGTCGAGCACCTGGACCCCCGCCCTGGCGTGTACGTCGAGGCGAACCTCCAGGCGGCCATGGCCGGGAGCTTCCTCGAGCAGGCGCAGCTCTTCCAGACCAGCGTTGGCGGTCCCACCATGACCCGGGCCGAGGCGCGGGCCCGGATGAACCTGCGCTTCATCGAGGGCACGGACGAACTGATCGTGCCGATGAACGTCACCGAGGGAGGCCTCGCGTCCCCGAATGACACCGGATCGCAGAACCGCGGCCCGCAGCCGGAGGTCCAGCAGGCCCGCAGGATGATCACCCGGACCCTCCGTAAGGCCGAGGACCCGGGCGACCTTGGCAGCCGGGACGACCAGCGCGACCAGCTGACCGCGGCGCTGCAGACCGTCCTTGCGAACATCACGGCCGCGGTCGAGGCGGACGGCATCGGCGATCCCGACGCGTTCCACGAGGCGTGGGACCAGGCCATGGCCGCCGCGTTCCAGGCTGGGGTGACGACCGCGGCGCTCTCGGCAGCGTGGACCGTGCTGCGGCAGCACAACCCTGGTGCGGAGGGCTGGGCTCCTGAAGTCATGGACGCCTACCTGGCTGAGATGGCGGCGAACATGGCTGTCCGGATCAACGAAGGCGTCATCACCGCCGTGGCCGATGCGGAGGACCAGGAGCCCGCGGACGGCCAGGAGCCGCCTCCGGTGGCAGAGCGGCGCCGCAGCGCGCTGGACGCGTTCACCAACACGGCCGCTCTGGCGTGGGCCGGATCGGCGATCGCTGGTGCCGCGGGTTTCGGTGGCCATGACGCGGCCAAGGCGTCCGGGCTCCGGAAAAAGACGTGGCGGGTCGAGTCATCGCACCCCCGCAAGTCCCACGCCCGCATGAACGGGCAGACAAGAGACATCGACAAGAAGTTCTCCAACGGAGCCCGCTGGCCGGGCGACGCCGTGAACCTCAGCGTCGACGAACTCGCCGGCTGCACCTGCGGCGTCGAATTCACCACCGAGTAAACCCACCACCACCTGAAAGGCCCCGGCTCACCCCGGGGCCTTTTTCGTACCCGGAAGGAGGCGCGCCATGGGGCGCACCCTCAACAAGGCCTTCATCGCGAAGGCCACCCCCACGGCGGGCGGCAAGCCGGGCGAGTTCGAAGCGATCGTCTCCGCGTTCGGCGTCCTCGACTCCCAGGGCGACATCATCGACAAGGGCGCCTTCACCAAGAGCCTCGCCGAGTGGATCGTGAAGGGCCGGAACATCCCGGTCGTCTGGTCTCACCAGTGGAGCGACCCGGACAGCTTCATCGGCGAGTACACGTCCGCGGAGGAAACCGACCAGGGGCTCAAGCTCAAGGGCATCCTCGACGTCCAGGACAACCCCCGCGCCGCCCGCGTCCACAAGCTCATGGAAGCCGGCCGCAT